CGCATGATTATTACACAATCTTTAGTTGATGGCGTTTGGGTTACTCAAGAGCCAACAGACGGACAAGCGTACAGAAAGTTATTAGATGGCTTTGCGTTTGAAACAAGTACATATTTTAGCGTACCTGCCGAGGACGAAGCTCGTATGTGGCGCGACGATGAACTAGACGCTACAGACAAAGCCGCACAAACTCCTGACTGGCCTAATCGCGACAAAATCCTAGCATACAGGATTGCATTGCGTGATTGGCCTAGCACTGAATCGTTCCCAGACACTCGCCCAGAATTAGGAGAATAAAATGGATAAGCTCAAGCAGTTCTGGCGTAGTCGTAGTAACAGATGGCAAGTGTTTGGCATAACCTTAGCGGCTTTACAGGTGTACGTCTTACAGCTTAACCTATCTGCTGAGACTATTATGTTAGCCAGTGCACTATTTGGCATGGGTGGAATCTTTTTCCGCTACCAAACTACGCAGTCTATGGCCGAAAAGCTATGAGTGAATTAAAGATACCGTCAACTTTATTACCACTAGGCGCGGCTATCGTAGCGATGGCTGTTGCTTGGGGAGTGCTTCAGGCTGAGACTTCCTTTGCATATGAAGAACGTGAAAGAATTGACAAGATTGCAAGAGAGTCCTTAAAGAAAGCGCAAGAGAATGGACAAGCACAAGCGGTTACTGAAACCAAACTGTCGGCTATTGTGGCTAGTCTAGAGCGATCTGAAAAAACTCAACAGCAAACAAACGAACAAATACAGGCTCTCGTTCAGGCGTTGTTAGCTAAATGATGAAGCTAGTAGTGGCATTATTGTTTATTTTTGATGGTCAAATAGATCACGAAAAGACTATGTATTTTAAAAATTTAAACGCTTGTAGATACTACGCCCAAAATTACAACAGGGAAAGAAGTTACTATGAGCCTACCAAATGCGTTTGTAAGTTAGCTTGGGTGGATGGAAAGACTAGAGTAATACGATGACACTTGCTTTTGTTTTGATGCTTGAGGCGTTAGTTAATCAGCAAGTAGAAAGCATTGAAGAGTTTGGAATTTTTAAAGATGTAGATCACTGCATTTATTTTGCTAACGTAATTACTCGACAAGGACTTTCAAGAAGCGCATCAAAGTTAGATTACACAGTTCCTTATAGAGCGTACTGCCTTCCTAAATGGGTAGACCCAGAGACTACTGAGATTTTTAAGAGGTAATTGTGGGCGAAGATTACAAAGACTCAAACGTTTTAGTTGGTCTTACATTAGCGGTTATCTGTTTAATAATAACGATAATCATAATCATATCAGAAAGATTTTAGGAATTAATATGGCAACGGTAAAGGAAGCATTGCTAAAATTAGAAGCTCATGAGCGTGAATGTGCAGTAAGGATGCAAAACATTGATAAACGTTTAGAAGAAGGCTCAGTTAGATTTAAAAAGTCAGAAACAATGCTATGGGGAATGTATCCTCTTATTATTGGCCTGTTCTTGATTGAGCGTCTTGTGTAATGATAGAGTCTTTGATTGCGCCTGTTACTAACCTACTGGAGCGTTTCATACCTGATGCCGACACTAAACAAAAACTCGCGCATGAGATTGCAACGCTTTCAGACCGCCACGCGCAGGAACTCGCAGTCGCTCAGATTAAGCTCAACACCGCAGAAGCCAAAGGAAACTGGTTTCAAAGCTCTTGGCGACCTGCAACAGGATGGGTCTGCGTTCTCGCCCTTGGTGTCAACTATTTAGTCTCCCCAATAGCCGCAGGTTTTGGCGTAGAGATACCGCAAGCAGACGGTGGTACATTAATGCCTATACTCATGGGACTCTTAGGTATTGGCGGCATGAGATCATTTGAGAAAACCAAACAAATAGAAGGTAAATAATCATGGCAAAGTCACCTAAAAAAGAAGAAGCACCAAAGAATTACTTTAAGCCTAAAGAATTACAGTGCAAATTTACAGGTGAAGAAGGCTTCGACCCTGACTTCTTAGTAAAGCTAAATGTTATCCGTGAAGAGTGTGGATTTTCGTTTCCCTTGTCTAGTGCTTACAGATCACCCCAACACCCCATAGAAGCGCGTAAAGAACGTCTAGGAGCGCATACCTACGGAAAGGCGGTAGATATATTGGCTAACGGAGAAAACGCCTTAGAAATCATTAGAGTGGCCTTAAAGCACGACATAAAAAGAATAGGCATACAGCAGAAAGGTGGTGGTCGGTTCATTCATTTAGATGATTGCACAGAAGAAGAGGGTTTCCCCTCCCCTGCTATCTGGTCATACTAGCTAATCAAATCTATTAGCGTAACACCTAGAACGCTTGCTAGTGCTTGCATGGTGTGCAGTTTCATATTCTGATTTCTGCGCCACCTAATTACTTGTTGTGGTGATGTTTCTGCTAGTCGGGCGAATTCAGCATTAGACAAACCTTGCTCTTGTTGAGCGGCACGAATGCATTTTCCTGCGTCAATTAATTCCATCGTTTTAGTCCTTGTGATATATTATGTGGGTCAGTTTCCCCGACTGACAAATCCTATGGTTTTCCCCCCTCGAAAGGGGGGGGTTTTTAGAACGGTATATCATCGTCCAGATCGCCTATACTCATATCAGCAACAGCAGGTTTTTCAATTCCTGTTTGACTACCATCTGTATAAAACACTTTTACATTACCCAGAATTGGCGTCTGCACTTTTGCTTCTCGCTCTTCTTTAGTTAGCGATTGATTGATACGGCCATTATTGTCATATTCATCTGTAACCATAGTGTCAACAAAGGTAGTCAAGTCTAAATAAGTCCCCTTTGCGCCTTTGTATAATCGTGATTTGTCGATCTTGGTTACATCAATTCTTAAAGATATTCCTACTTTCATGTTAATTTCTCCATTTGGTTTTTTATTTCAATGACAGCGGCTTCTACTTCAACCGCCAGTTTGTTTATAAACTCTTCATTACGTTCTACCCTCACAAGTACATGGGGCATTTCAGGGTGATAGGCGAACGCATCCCACCACTGGCTATCGGTAATCCAAAGGCAACCTTGTATCTGTTGGTAATAAGCCTTAACCAACGCTTGAGGGTCGCGTAAATACTTAACCATCGTTGTTGCGGCAGGACATTTAATCTCTAGCCCACCATCCGTCTCTACGAGGCCATCGGGTGAACAGCCAAACTCTTTACTGTCATCCAGAATAAATCCATATTCTGTAACAGGCTTACCAGTAATAAACTCGTATGCTTCCCGCGCTTCAGGCTCTAGCTCAGTACCTCTTGCCATGTGGTCGTTGACATAAAACGGCTCAGATTTCCCTGTTAGACGTTCCGCTATTAATTGATTGATATACCCATCGGCAGAGCTAGACGGCTTGCCAGTAGCAGTAATCAGCTTTCCAAAGTTACTTGCAGAAGGCTTGCCCAATCGTGCGGCAAACCATTCCTCAGTGCCTTGTTCGTGATTTAGGATAATCATTATTCTTCCATCTCTTTTCTTTTGGCTAATTTGATTGCAGAATAAGGATTGCGAGATTGTTTATAATCATCTCGTGAAGCCCTATAACTTAATAACTTTTTACTTTTTTTGCTCTTATTTTTATTGCCTTTTCCTTTGCTATTTTGCATTAATTATTTCCCCGCTATTTTTTTGCCTACAGCGGCAAGTTGATCGTCAGTCATAGGCTTTTTCTTAGCCTCCAAAGCGGCAACAACTTTATCGTATTTGCTTGCTAGTATTTCGCTAAGTGATTTAACCTTTACCCATTCTAAGAACGCAGTTTGATCTACCTTAGTTTCATCAAGTAATTTCTTGATGGAGATTACCTGATCTTCATTAACTTTCTTCTTATCGTCCCCGCGCAACATTGCCGACTCAGCATCATCATCCGCTGTTGGTATTCCCGCGATTGATTGCAAAGCGTACCGTCTTGCGTACGTTATTGCAGAGCCAGATGCTTGCGGGTCTTTCTTAACCGTTGGTAAGGTGTATTCCATCTCTAGCCACTGACCAGAAACGTGCATCAACCTAGTAGATACCCCAACCCCATGTTCGTTGCTAACTGGGAACTGGGTGTAGCTTAATCCGTTATCAGCAAACGGCTGTTTAATCGCCTTAATAACAGACGTAAGATCAGCATAGCTTGATTTAAAGAAAGGGTTAGATGAATCCTTAACAGCACCCCCCATTTGGCCTTGTGCATTACATAGCGCATTAGCCAATTCATTTATTAACTCACTTGATTTCATTGCTCTTTACTCCCTTGGTTTTGTTCTTTTGCATACTGCTCGTTATAACCGTTATCATAATCAACAGACTGACCCACTAATGCGGGATAGCCTGTTACACAGTCACGCTCTCCGCGCTCTTTATCGCTTAGTTCAAAATCATTGATGTGTTGATACCATTGTTTAGCGTCTTTTTTGGCAATAGATATGCAACCTTCAACTAAATAGCATTCTTTAGCCTCCGCTCCGTCAACATCAATTATTAAGTCGTTCCCTATTCTAAATCCTAAACCGTCAAAATCCCCAAAAATTAAATGTTTACCTGTTCCGCATTCAACAGAAACATCTAACTCTTTTCCTGCTTGCAAACCAAATAACAAAATCTCGAGTTTTTCTAATGTATCAATTCTCATGTTATTGCCTTTTTTTATTGAGTAAGGTTACATTTTAGTTTATTTAAATAGTAATGTAAACCTTTCCGTAAATAAATAAATAATAGTTTTACTTTTTGGTTAAAATAATATTTAATGATAAAAGTATTCGGGCTAGAGCAGTTGTGAATTGACACAACCCTTAACAGGTGGCGAAATCCTTAAATAATGCCATAGTCGCGGTTGACCCTCCGCACATAGCCTCACAGTTAAATCGGTTTTTATCTGTGAATAGTTTGGAAATACGATACGAATACTTATTAACCGCGGAGCTGTTTATCCCTTCGATCTTAAATTTACTATCCGTAGTAAAAGGGTTATAACATCTATTAAAAAGTTTCATTAAGTAAACAAAGAAAATAATAAGAAACATAATAAATAACCATTCAATAAAACAGGCGAGGTTTACCGAGCCATAGGAGCAACAAAATGATTGCAATGAGAGAAACATCTAGTGATCGCTCACATGAACAAAGACTTTTGGTAGCAATGGCTAGACGATTAAAGTGTCAATATAAACAATCACCTAACTTAAAAAAGTATAGGCTAGACGGTTGGTTTCATGACGGTAAGGAACCCGACAGTCGCGGTAACATGATTGGTTGGGCTGAATGCAAATGGTATGGGGACGGTAAAAAAGCATTTTGTGCATTAAATGTTCCTAAATATATGGAAATGGTTCATTTGAGTCAAACCACAATGCTACCTTCTTATTTTATATTTAGAGAAGAAAAACGGGTTGGTTATATTGTTGTCCATGACGGCATAATGCATAGGGCAAAGTTTAAAGTAGTGCAAACAGGTGGGACGGCTAAAGGGAGAACCCCAAACCCAGACGACATTGAACCTTTAATTATGTTTGAAAAACAAGAAATTCAATGGGCTATATAAACGCAAAGGTTTACAGTCAATATTATATAAACTAGAATGTAACCTTAATCAAAAAAGGGTATTAAAATGCAATTAGTAACTGGCGACACATATCAAACCGTAGAAAGCGATGTTATAGCATGGCAACGCGCCTACCCCGCAGTTAATGTCCACCAAGAATTAGCCGCAATGGAATCTTGGCTTGACGCTAATCCATCTAGACGCAAAACCAAGGGCGGCATTAAACGCTTTATTAACTCTTGGTTATCACGCGCACAGAATCAAGGTGGCTCACCAATGGCTAAGAGCTACAAAAAACCCGATAGCTTGCGTTCTAAGACGATAGAGATGCAGATGGGTGATGTTAGTTGGTTGCAGGGTGAAGAGCTTGAAATGATGAAGAGCTATTATCTAATAAATCTTGGCTACTATTATGACGGTCAATTAAAAAACGCGCAGGGGGTGATTAATGGATAAGGAAATACAAGCGCTTTGGGATAAAACCATGATTATAAATTATGGTTACAAGCGCAAAATGGGTTATGTGGTCTGCCAGTTTGTAAAAGAAATCCGACCTGATTTGATTAATGAAAATGACCGTCTTACGCAAGAAGGTTTTGATTATTTTGACAGTCTTGAGTTGAGGCGGTGCAGGGACAGGGAACGTAATGGCGAATTAAAATTTAGAAAATACAAGCAAACAGTTGATGATTTTATTGGATCACATTGTTTACCTTTAATGCTGGCTTTGGCTGATCGTAAAATTGATAATATGCAGGTTTTGGCAAATATTAGACTGTATAAATGGGTAAGACATAACCAAAAAACAAGAGCAAAAAACACAGCTCATCAAAAAAAGAAAGGGTTGCAACTGTACCGAGATCAATATAAAGGGGAAAAAGGAATTAGGATGGAACTGCATTTTAGGGAAAGAGACAAGCGGACAGATTGGGGGACGGTAAAATGAGCAATGTAACAGTCGCAAGAAAAATAACATTTCTAGGAAATCATTCTAAACTAAAAGATGGTGCGCAATACACAATAAAAGAATTGTCGGAATTAACAGGAATGAGTGACCCATCAATAAGGTCAAGAATTAGTCAAAGATCAAGTTGTACTTCATACGATTTTAGAAAAGCAAGCAGAGGCAAGCGGAATATCGTATTTGACGAACCGCAATCACTTTCTTACCAATGGTTAAAGAGGGCGATAATATGAGTCAAGGTGATAACAACAAAATCAATAACCTTGAACACGCTGAGAAGCAAATTCCGTACATTATTAAGCGAATAAAGGAGTGGGACTATTCAGCCCCGCTTTGCTTTAAATTAAGGCCTTATAAAAACCCTAGAACCACAAGCCAAAACGCATTGTTCCATGCGTGGTGCGGCCAAATGTCTGATTTGTTTATCACAAAAAACCCAACTTGCACTCTTGAGAATATGAAATTGATGCTAAAACATCGCTTTTTAGGTGTCGAAACTGTTAAGATTGGAAAGGAATATCAGGTAGACCATCAAGTCCGCAAAACTTCAGAGTTGGATGTAGGAGAAATGGTTCATTTTATGGATGAAGTTTATCATTGGGCAATAGAGCACAAAGTCCCTTTGTTAATACCTAGAGAAAGCGAGTACCAAAAACTAAAAACCAAGCAGGTGACATGATGTTTAATCAAAAGGTTGACCCACGGATTTTAAAAGAGTTTGCAGAAAGCGACAGACAGCACGAAATAATTGACGCAGTAATTGCCGAAGGTTCTGCGAGTAAAGCGGCAAAGGTGCTAGGCATTAATCGACGTTCAGTGGATAAGACCGTAACACGACTGGAAGGAAAAGCCGCCAGTAAAGGTGTTGCACCGCATAGGGATTTAACCCACCAGACAGCCGCAGGATTTGAAACTAAGCGAGTGTCTACCGCCTACAAAGAAGATGGGTCTGTTGCTTTACAATGGCACATCCAAGAGCCGCAAAAGCAGAGTCTAAAAGAGCGTTTAGGCTTAATGATTGATGGTATCAAAGATGATTTAAGCGGCTTTAAAACAGCAGTAAAAGCTCCAGAAAAGGTAAACTCTGACTACCTTGCCATGTATGTTCTGGGCGACCACCATTTCGGGATGCTTGCCGACAGCGAGACTAAATTTGATGACGAAGATTGGGATGTTAAAATCGCTAGTCAGGTTCTTTTAGATTCAACGGAGCGGCTTGCTAACAGGGTAGGAGATGCAGAGGTAGGGGTTTTACTGAATGTTGGTGACTTTTTTCATGCTGACTCCAGTAAGAACGAAACCACAGCAGGAACTAGGGTAGATGTTGATACCCGAATTGGAAAGACATTTAAGTTAGGTGGTCGGCTGTTTCAGATACTTATAGATAAGATGCTTAAAACTCATAAAAGGGTGATAGTAATTAACGTCAGGGGCAACCACGACAGTGATATGGCTTGTCACTTGTCTAGCTGTTTAGAGCTCCTGTATGACAAAGAGCCAAGGGTTGAAGTGTTAGCAAACTACTCAAAGTTTATCCACCTGCAATGGCACAACAACCTTTTCGTGTTCCATCATGGAGACAGAATAAAGCACGAACAGATTTTACAGACTGTCATTAAGAATCTGGATAACGAGTGGAGTCAAAGCAAGAATCGATATTGCCACCTTGGTCATATTCACCACCACACAGCAAGAGAAGTGGGATCAATGCATTTTGAGCATTTTGGATCGCTCACTTCTACAGACCAGTGGCACTCAGATTCGGGCTACGGAGCAGAACGATCAATGACGGCAATCGTATACCACAAAGATAGCGGTGAAGATTCGCGGGTTAAAATCAAGGTAAGTCAGTGAGCAATGTTATCGACCTACCTACTCGCGCAAGCACTATCAAAAAGCTGTTCTGTGATTGCGGCCACACTCTCGAATACTGGTTGGGCGATGATAATTGCGCTTATGGGATTTGCCCTGTTTGTGATTTGGAAAATGCTCATGAAATAATTTTAAAAGGAGAACGGGAATGGACGCATTAAAAAACCAAGTGGGTGGAAATCATTATAAATCAATGAGCATACAGCCCATCGAATTTATATATAAAAACTCTATTCCATACCATGAAGCCAACGTAATTAAATACGTTTGTAGGCATAAGAATAAAAATGGCAAGCAGGATTTGCTGAAAGCCAAGCACTACATTAATTTGCTACTAGCGGCAGAATATCCAGAGAAGGCAGAAAAAAATGGCGGCTCGTAAGAAGTCAACGGTTGCCCAAGAAGTAGAGAAAGCGGCCAAGCTCCTACAACGCTATGTAAGGCTAAAGGCATCTGATGATGATGGATATTGTCAGTGTGTTACTTGCGGCAAGGTAGATCACTATACAGCAATGCAGGGAGGCCACTTTTATAGCAGACGGCACACTGTGTTTAAGCTCTTTGAAGAGAACATTTCGGTACAGTGTCCCGCCTGTAACCAGTGGGGTATGAAAACTACGAAGATTCAGGAAGCCTATCGTATTTATATGGAAGATATGTATGGAGCAAGACGCATTCGAGCAATGCAGCGATTAGCGTGGAGGGCTTCACCTAAGTTTAATCGAGATGAGGTAATCCAGTTTCAGCGGGAACTCAAAGAAAAGATTGGTCAAGAACTGTACAGAATAGGAGATATGTAAACTATTTTGTGAGGAGGGGTTTACTTTTTAGTAAATAAGGTTTAAGATTACATTTCAATCAATAAACAAAGGGTATTAAAATGAAAGAATACAACGGACATAGAAGTTACAACGCTTGGAACGTTTCATTATGGTTAAACAACGATGAAGACCTTTACGCAGATTGGTATTGGATGCCTAAACACTTTTCATTAAAAAAAACTGTAAGCACATTGTTAGCTGTTTTACCTTCAAAAACCCCAGATGGTGCAGTTTACAACCGCCTTTCTGTTAAGTTAGCCATTGAAGATATGTGGGGTGACGCATGAACAAATATTCTATGAGTTACAGTCAGATCAATCAAACATCTAATGCAAAAAGTGAAAACCGCCTTGGCTTTGCCTTGGCAGTAGTGGCTTTTACCTTGTACTGTTTAGCGTCCAACATGGCGTTTAATGACTGTATTAATCTGGGGGTGTGCTAATGAAACATTCTGAAACTGAATTTAAACAATGGTTGTCTGATAATCTCCCAACATATGCTCGCGATTACCGACATTTTGACGGCAATATTATTGAATTTTCAGATGAGCACAAAGATGAGATTTGCCATGCTTTTCTTAAATGTTTTCCTTCTTGGTGGGATGATGTTTTGCCGCCTTGTTTGATAAAGCCAGAAGTTTTCCTGCATTATCTCTACGAGGAAACGGAAGACGAAGACCTGTCTTGTATAATTCGCGGGGACATTTACCTTTTATTAGAACTTCATTTAAGCGACCTTGTTGGTGAGGTTTACAACGAAGTCTTTAACATTAAACCAGAGCCTTTCGCAGGCTATGAAAGAGGGCAATAAGATGATTGAAGTATTGGGAACGATTACAGCAACATTTATTCTAGCCATTTTAATGCGGGGTTCATATTTAATGGTGAGGGACGCACAAGACAGATACAATGAGAGGAACAAATAGACCGAGGTTCCCCGACCTTTTGAGCAAGCCTTGTCCACTTGTGGTCGCAACGGACTATTACTTTTTGATATAAAGCCCATCCATAATCATCATTATTAATTATATATACTAGAATATACAATGCCGCTCCATTCATTCAAAGAGAGGCAGTCGTGATCCTTTACATGCTTATATTCGTAGTATTATCGCTTTGTGCGGTAGCCAAAGAAGACCTATAGTTTACATTTCCATTAATCAACAAAATCACTTACAATACAGTCACCGAACTTTTTATGGTGGCTGTATGAACAACTTTAATATTACAAGGCGGGTTGATAAGTGCTGCGAAAATGGCTTTGATAACCTGCTTGATATGTTCAATGGCATTATGCTTTCGATCATTGAAACTGAAGTGCCGCAATACCAAGTAAAAGCAGAGCTGATCCACTGGTGTCATCATGTAGACAATAGCCTTGATGCACTAAAGGAACATAGGGTAACATCAACACAATTAACAGCCGATAATCTTCTAGCTCAGACCAGTGAAGTGTTCGGAACAGAGGTATAGATGCTATCAATAAAATATAAATCCACAGGGGAACTTATCCCTTATATTAACAATTCTCGAACCCATAGTGAGCAACAAGTACAACAAGTAGCCGCAAGCATTAAAGAATTTGGTTTTACAAACCCTATACTCATTGACGATGAAAGCGGTATTATAGCGGGACACGGTCGCTTACAGGCCGCGCAGTTGCTAAATCTTAATGAAGTGCCTACCATTACGTTAGAAGGGCTAACAGATGCGCAAAAAAAAGCGTACGTAATAGCTGACAACCAACTGGCATTAAATGCGGGGTGGGATATAGATTCCTTAAAGTTAGAGATTGAAAACCTGTCCGAACTTGATTTCGATATTAGCCTGTTAGGGTTTGATGATGATTTGTTGCAATCAATATTAGATGCTAATTTTGAGCCTAACTTTGACCCAGCAACAGAGGAAGAACAAGGGCAGTTGGATGAGTTAGACCCTAAATGGGTTGATTGCCCTAAATGCGGCCATGAATTTGATCTAAGAGGCATAATAAAATGAGCTTATCTTTCGAAGAAAAAAATAAAAATATATTAAATAGGTTTGAATCAAATATCACAGGAACAAAGGTTAGAAAGTTTTCCTTCAAACTGGATGGTAGGCCTGTAACTATGATTGATGTCAACAATGCAAGCCTTGCAGATGCTAAAAGCTCATTATATTCACGATTTGGCCTTACTAGGGTAAGTGATATACATGCCCACTAACCTTAAACTTGATTGGGCCAGCTATGATGCCGCAAAATATGCTGTTGAGAACTGGCATTATAGTAAGTGCTTGCCTATGGGTAAGCTGGTAAAGGTTGGGGTTTGGGAGGATGATGTGTACATAGGCTGTGTAATCTACTCTAGGGGCACAGCAAAGGATTTAGGGACAAAGTACGGCCTTACACAGACAGAGTGTGTAGAGCTAACTAGGGTTGCTTTAAAGAGCCACAAAACGCCTGTTAGCAAAATACTTGCAATCAGCTTTAAGTTTTTAAAAAAATCAAACACTAAAATAAGGCTGATCGTTTCTTTTGCGGCAAGGTCTGAGAACCATCATGGTGGCATTTATCAAGCTACAAACTGGATTTATGCTGGTGAGTCAAATCCAAATGAGGATGCAATCTATAAGGGTAGGCGTATCCCAAATAGGACTCTTGGGGCAGTCAAGCAAAAATACAAGATGAGTACCAGTGAGCTACTTTCTAAGGGTATACTTTCAGATGTAAGAAGAATGACTAAGCATAGATATTTGATGGCACTAGACAAGGAGATAAAAAAGCGCATACTGCCATTGTCAAAACCTTATCCAAAGCGTGCAAAAGAGCAGGAGCCAGAGAACCCCTCTGGTCTGGGCGGTGCAACTCCGACCTGTACGCTCCAATCAAGCAATGAGCTATGAAGATAGGCAATCAGGGCGATGGTGGGGGTAGACCGATAATTGAGTTTACGCCAGAGCAAATAACACAGCTTGAAGCATTAGCGGCTGTACTTACTAAAGGCCAGATCGCTGATTACTTTAGCATTTCCGAAACAACCTTGAGGGCTATCGAAGAAAGGCAGCCTGAAGTTTCTGACGCTTATAAAAAAGGAAGAGTTAGACAATGCGCTAGTATGGGGTCGAACCTTATACAATTAGCCAAAGCAGGCAATGTAGCGGCCAACATCTTCTATCTTAAAACGCAGGCTGGATGGCGAGAAGCAGAGCCGCCACCGCAAGAGATACCTGCCTTCAACATCATAGTGGACAGTCGTGCAACTAACGCTCCCACAGAGTGAAATACTCTTAAACCATTCACGTTTTAAAACGGTGGTTGCTGGGCGCAGGTTCGGCAAGACTTTCCTATCCGTTAATATGATTTTAAAAGAAGCCGTTACAGGGGTAAACAAGAACTGTTGGTATGTTGCTCCTACTTACGGCTCTGCCAAAGAGATTGCTTGGGATATGCTAATACACACTATCCCGCCTGAATACGTTTCTAAGACCAATGAAAGCAGCCTAACGTTACGCCTTATCAATGGGTCTGTTATATCCTTAAAGGGCGCAGAGAAGCCGAATAACCTTAGAGGCAGAGCGTTAGACTTTTGCGTACTAGATGAATTTGCAGATATGAGGCCAGAGGCATGGTACGAGGTAATTAGGCCAAGTTTAAGTGATCGTCAAGGCTCTGCCGTCTTTATTGGGACACCAAAAGGAAGGAATCACTTTTACGATTTGTGGGCTAAAGGAATTGATGGGGCTTATAATTGGTCTAGCTTTCAATACACGACAATACAAGGCGAGAACGTACCCGCAGAAGAAATAGATGCGGCTAAACAAGATTTAGACGAAAGGACATTCAAGCAAGAGTATGAAGCGGCATTCGTAACCTATCAAGGGCTAATCTACTACGGGTTTAATAGAGAAGAGTCTGTATTGGCCTGTGACGATGATAATGGTACACTTCACATAGGGATGGATTTTAATTTAGATCCCATGTCAGCCGTTATCTGCATACGTAAAAGCGGGAAGCTGTATGCGGTAGACGAGATTGTCATGTATGGGTCTAACACTGACGAGATGGTTGCGGAAATAATAAGCCGCTATCCTCGACGCAGTATCATTATTTATCCAGACCCTGCATCAAGACAGCGTAAAACAAGCGCAGGTGGTCGTACAGATTTGTCGATCTTACAAAACGCAGGATTTAGCGTTAAGGCGAAAAACTCACACGCATTGATCAGGGATAGAGTCAACGCAGTGAACAGTCGGTTGCTGTCTGGAGATGGTGAGCGGCATTTGTTTGTCAGCCCGAAATGCAAGCAAACTATTAAGAGTTTGGAACGACAAACGTACAAAGAGGGAACTAGCATTCCAAACAAAGATGATGGCTACGATCATATGAACGATGCGCTCGGCTATCTCGTGGAATATCTATTTCCTGTTCGCACTGAATACACTACGCCACAACCACAAAGGTGGACTTGATGAGATTGAACGCAGATACAACACACCCTGATTATGACAAATACGAAAGCCGATGGGAGTTTTATGTCAGAAGCTATCTGGGTGGGGCAGATTATTTTAATGGCGCATATCTAACGCGCTATATTTCAGAAACAAATGATGACTATGATCGAAGATTAGACCTTACGCCAGTGGATAACCACTGCAAAAACATAGTGCATATTTACTCTAGCTTCCTATGGCGTGTACCCCCGACTAGAGCGTATAACAGCGCGGCTAACAACGTTGCCCTTGAACCTTTTCTTGATGACTGTGACTTAGAAGGTCGTAGCTTTAATGCGTTTATGCGTGAGTGTCAGATATGGGCGAGCGTCTATGGTCATGTTTGGGTCATGCTTGATAAGCCTAAATCTACAGCAGGAACAAAGGCAGAAGAGTTGGCGCAGGATATTCGACCTTATGTCACCATGTTCACCCCTGAGAATGTTCTGGATTGGAATTGGGTTAGAACCCCTAGCGGGCGTTTTGAGCTTGATTACTTAAAGGTTAGGGAAAGCGTTATACGTGTTGACGAAACGACTACAGAGACGTATTACAGGGTCTGGTACAAAGACAGAGTTGAGCTATGGCATTCGGTTAATGATTTAGACAAGCAAGTCGAAGTTGATGATAACGTGCTTGGTCGTATCCCTGCTGTATTTTTACCTGCTAATCGCAGTATAACAAGAGGCATTGGGCTTAGTGACATATCTGATGCTTCCTATATGCAAAGGGCTATCTACCAAGAGTTATCAGAGATAGAACAGCTTATACGGATATCCAACCATCCCACGTTGGTTAAGTCGTTCGGCACAGACGCTTCAGCAGGAGCGGGTGCAATCATTAACCTGCCTGATGATATGGATGCTCAGTTAAAGCCTTACCAGTTACAGCCTAGCGGACAGAACTTAGATGCTGTCCGCGCATCGATAAGCGATAAGATTTCAGCTATTAACCGCATGAGTCACATGGGTGCTGTTAGAGGCACAGAAGCGATGACTATGAGCGGTGTGGCTATGCAGACTGAGTTCCAGATGCTTAATGCTAAACTTGCTGAGAAGGCTGATTTGCTAGAATTGGCTGAAGAACAAATATGGTTGTTGTTCTGTGATTGGCAAGATGTCACCCCAGACGTAGAAATATATTACCCAGACGCGTTCGACCTTAGGGATTACGACAAAGAACTTATGTTCCTTCAGCAGTTAAGGGCTACAGGTGTTAAATCTGTAACTCTGGCGCAAGAGATTGACAAGAAGATTGCCGACTTACTGCTTGATGATGAAGACCTAGCCAAAGCCCACGTTGAAATAACGTCTGGTACTCAGGTGTTAGGCCAGTTTAATGATCAGGTAATTGAAGAATAATAATGGCAGTTGATACTGACCAACTAAAGGATGTCATTGCTAGGGCTGAAGCACACCAAGCCAAGCTCGTTTTGGCGCTTGCAAAGCTAGAGAGAAGGATAGTTGATTACCTAGCCACGGCACCCCTTAAAGACGGCATCTTGTTTGATTTAGAATGGGCTATCCAAGCTAGATCGGAACTACGGAAACTGATCGAAGAAGAGTACTTAACAACCATTGATGGCTTTGTACGCGAATACAAGGCCGTTGCAGGTGAGGTTGCGACAATGCTTGCTACCTATGGGGACTTTGCAAAGCTCGACCCTAATGTGGTTGCTCAATTGCAAAACCTTAGCTTTAGAGGCTTTGAGAACTTAGGTCAAGAGTATCTGGATATTATTGCCAAGCAGGTGTATGAGAGCACCCTAACTGGTCAGACATTCGCAGTTGGTGTTGCAAGCATACAGCAAGCCGTTAGCGGTGATATGGCTAGGTACGCAAGCCAACAACTACACGATTCTCTTTTGCAGTTCGATAGGTCAATCAACACCCGAATAGCTCTGGATAGTGGTGCAACCAAGTTTACATACCGTGGCCCAGATGACAGCGCAACGAGAGAGTTCTGTGCTAGGCACGTAAACAAGACGTATACGATAGATGAGATCGAAGAGATATGGCAAGGCAGTTGGGGCGGTAAGATAGACTCCAATGCTTTTGTTTCAGCGGGCGGCTACAATTGCCGTCATAGATGGCGACCAATAATAGAGGACTAGATCATGCCAAAAGGCAAAGGAACATACGGTAGTAAAGTAGGCCGACCCAAGAAGAAAAAACCAAAGAAGTAGCCCCCGAAGGGGCGGTTGGTTATTAATCGTTACAGCCGTACAATGGGTGGTCAGTAGGTAGCCAAAGGGTATATATTAAGTGTCCACCGTCAACCTCTTCCTCGTAAAATCTGCATTCATCATTAGTCAATAAACTACCTATAGTTCCCTCTGCACTTTTAACGTCCCATCCATTATTTGCAAGCATCGTTATCATTTCTGCCATAGAAAAGTAATCGTGATCTCCAAAGTCTGAGTGAGCTTCTATGGAGCTATTGAATACTGATAAAGCCGCTAATTGATTATTAGTTAAGTTAGACATAATTTATTACCTTTATTTATTGATTGAGATTACATCTTACACCCTATAAACATAAATGTAAACACTTATGAGGTAAATAATTACGGTTTTTGTAAATTAATTTAATGTGCTACAATCCAGACTCACCAACACTCTTTAAGAGGCCGCGACATGAGCGAAGAAAACATGGAATCTGAAATTGAAGCTAATGCAGTTGAGAATCAGGTAGCAAAGACATTTACACAAGATGAATTAGATCGAATCGTAGCTGACCGCATATCTAGAGAACAGCGCAAGTTTGACAAGAAACTGTCAGGCATTGACCTGAATGAAGCAAGAGATTTGTTGGCTGAAAAACAAGCCGCAGATATTGAGCGACAGAAAGAGCGCGGAGAGTTTGATTCAATTCTAAAACAGACTGTCGAAAAGAAAGACATGGAGATACAGAGTTATAAAAGCAAGTTACAACAGACGCTAGTAGACGGAGCGATTCTGGGTGCGGCTTCTAACAATAACGCTGTTAATCCAACTCAAGTATCACAGTTGCTGAAAGACCAGACCAGACTGTCGGAAGATGGAACGGTTGAAGTTCTGGACGCTAACAAAGTACCGCGCTACAATGACAGCGGTGAATTGTTATCCGTTAATGAAATGGTAGCTGAATTCTTGACAGTAAACCCACATATGGTCAAAGCCTCACAAGGCGGTATTGGCTCGATGGGTAACACTGGTGGCTCTACACAGAAGCCTCAATCTGTGGCAGATATGGTTGCAAACTGGAATGATGGTGGCAAAGAAGCATTTGCCGCATCTAAGAAAAAGTAACCACTAACCACAAACTAATTTTAATTTAAGGTATTTATCATGGCGGCAACAACTTCAACAACTCTCGACGACCTGTTCGTCAATATCGTAGCTCAAGCACGTTTCACTGCTGAAGAGCAATCACTCATGCTTGGCCTAGTTACTATGTACAACATTCAGGCTCAAGCGGGCAAGACAATTCAGGTTCCTAAGTACCCTGCTATTTCAGCGGCTAACTTGACTGAAGGCACTGACATGTCTAGCACCACTGTTTCTACTTCTTCAGTTTCTGTAACTGTTGGCGAAGTAGGCGCACAGGTTCTATTAACTGACATGGCTACTTACGGTGACGGCAACCCTGCTGTTGAGTTAGGTACTGTTCTAGGTAACGCTATCGCTACCAAGATCGACACTGACTTAATCGCTTTGTTTGACGGCTTCTCTGGTTCTATCGGAGCCGCAGGTGCTGAGATCACTGTAGCTGACTTATTTAAAGCGGCCGCAACTCTACGCGCTAACAAGGTTACTGGCGTTATTAACGCTGTTGTACACCCTTTCCAAGCGTACCAGTTGAAAGCTAACCTAACTAACACCTTCGCTAACCCGAACGGTGGCGATTCGCAGAACGAAGCGATGCGTACTGGTTATGTTGGAACTATTGCGGGCATCAATGTCTACGAGTCAGCTAACGTAGCTATTGACGGTTCTGGAGATGCTAAGGGCGCTGTATTCGCTCCTGAAGCTATTATGATCGCTATGAAGCGTGACTTTAACATTGCGCCACAACGTGATGAGTCTCTCCGAGCATTCGAGCTTAACGCCACTGCTGTATATGGTGTTGCAGAGCTTGATGATTCGTTCGGAATTGAGCTTCTTTCTGACGCGGTACTGTAAGACTATACCCACCTCTTTCGGGGGGTGGGTTTTTTACTGAGGTAAGTAATGGCATATTCTAGCGATGCAGATTTATTAAAACTGATTCCCGATATTCTCGATCTAGGTATCGATTCTTTTTTATTGGAGCATTCAAAAGCAGAAACTGATATTCAGCGCGAGTTGCGTATTAAATGGTGGCCTAGAAAGAACATATCAGGCGAGATGGATAACACCAAGCTAACCGCTACCCAGTTCACGACTGTCAGTGCTTACTTAGTGCTGTGGCGTTATGCTTTACCCCAGTTGACTAACTGGACAGAGGGCGATAGGTTCGGCAATATGATCGAATTTTACAAGGCTCGTTATGGCGAAGAGCTTGAATCAGTGTTAGCTGATGGCGTTGATTATGATGCTGATGGTGATGGGAACGTAAAAGAAGATGAGAAGCAACCTGTAGGACTGAGGTTAGACAGGTAATGGAAGTAGAGTTAGGCCACGATGCGATAGATGTTTCCAAAAGAATTGGAAAGAAAGGCATAGAGCTTAAAGCAAGCGTCAAAAAGGCTTTGTTGAAGACTGCTTTGCAAGGCATCAACATCATTGAAGATAGGACTAAAAAAGGTAGAGGGCTTAAAGGCTTTTTCCCTAGATACAGCCCAAAGTATCTTGCCTTTCGTGCAAGCAAGGGTCGTGGAAAAAATGTGGATTTGCAATTCACTGGCCTGATGTTAGGTAGTATTACTGCTGTGGCAACAAGTAACTATGCGGAGATTTACTTTTCGCGTGGTGAAGAAGCTAAGAAGGCGGCAATGGTAAGTAAGAAAAGACCGTTTTTTGGTTTCAGCAGACGAGAGAAAAAGCAATTAGGCGAGATATTCTTTAAGGCACTAAAATGAGCGTAAGAGAAAGCATTGCAAACAACTTAGTCGATACACTACAAGCGGTGATAACGCCAGTAGACATAAAATATGTTACTCGCGAGCCGTTCGATTTTGCCAAGTTATCAAGCGCACAATTTCCTGCTATCCTTGTGCGTAGTGCAGGAGAGGATAGAGCAGACAGTAGCATAGGCGGGTCAATCACTCAGCGTATGGCTACAATAAATTATGAGCTTATCTGCTATGTTAAAGGGTCGGTAATCGATTCGGCTAGGAACAACATAATAGAGGCTATAGAAGAGGGTCTTGATGTAGATCGTTTGCGTGGGGGTTTTGCCCTAGATACGCAGATGACTCAGATCGAGATCGATGAAGGTTCTATTGATCCCATTGGTGGGGTCATTATTACAGTACGCGTTTTGTATCAATACACTCGCGGCACAACTTAACTTAAATTAGAGGTAAATATCATGGCGACTAAAACAGGCGCATCTGGAGTGGTAAAAGTACAAGTCTCAGGCACGACTGTTGCCGTGGTAGGCGAAGTACGTTCTTTCACTTTTGACGGTTCAGCGGACACTATTGAAAACTCAGTGATGGGTGACGTTGCACGATCGTACAAAGAAGGCTTAAAAACTAACACCGTATCAATCGAGTGCTACTGGGATGAAGCGGATGCACAGCAACTAATCCTTGATGAGCGAGCTTCTGTTGATTTTGAAATCTATCCCACTGGTACTGGCACTGGCGAAACTTTCTTTTCTGGTGGCGGCATTGTAACTTCACGTTCAATCAGTGGCGCATTTGATGGAATGGTCGAAGCCAGTTTCTCTATTCAGTGCAGTGGCGCTGTAACTGAAGCACAAGTATAAAGGGGATTAAACCATGGGATTAGCTAAAGAGTTACGAGGAAGGAGAAAGGTAGAAGCAAGAGAAGTTCTTGTTCCTGCATGGGGTGACGATTCTGGAGCGTTTAAGTTGTATTGTAGGCCAATAACCTGCTATGACCTAGACCAGTTGCAGAAGAAGCACCCTAACTTTTTAAACAACACTACAATCGGTGCTATGGTTGACTTGATTTGCATGAAGGCAGTAGATGAAAGCGGTGATAAACTGTTTACATCTGGCGAAGATCGTATTGATTTGATGGGTGAAGAGACCAATGTGATTTCTGAAATAGCAAATCAAATGTTTGCAGACATTGAAACAGCAGAGGCGCTTGAGGGAAACTAAAAAGCGATCAGTCAAGGATGAACCTGCTTTCCTTGGCTGACCGCCTTCACATTACAATAGAAGAAGCAGAAGATATGCCGTTAAACCATTTTCACGAATGGATGGCCTACTTTAGAATAAAGAGCGAATCTAATGGCTGAAAATGTAAATATTGTAATTAAGGCTTTTGACAAATTTGAAGGTGTCTTTGCGGGCGCTAGAAAAGGTCTTGCTAAAATAGGCATGGCCGCTGAAAAAGTTAAAAAGCGATTTCCTGCATTGACCAAAGCCATTGGCGGCATGGCAACATTAGCAAAGAAAGCATTTAAAGCTGTTGCGATTGTAGTGACTGCGGTTGCTACTGCAATGACTGCCCTTACCATATCGTCCCTTAGATCGGGCGACCAATTAGCTAAAACAGCCGATAAAATCGGTATAACTACCGAAGCCTTGGCAGGATTGCGTCACGCGGCAGAGCTTACAGGCGTATCTGCGGGTACGATGGATATGGCAATGCAACGGCTCACAAGGCGAGTTAGTGAAGCGGCAAACGGCACAGGTGAGGCTGTAGGCGCATTGCATGAACTTGGCATTAACGCCTCAGAGTTAGAGCAGTTGCCCTTAGACGAACAGATGAATGTCATTGCTGACTCTATGGCTAAAGTAAAAAGTCAATCAGACAAAGTTCGTTTGGCTATGAAATTGTTCGACTCAGAAGGTGTCGCGCTAGTAAACACATTAGCAGGTGGCTCTGAGGGTCTGGCTAAGATGACGGCAGAAGCTAACGTGCTTGGTCTTGCTTTAAGTCGTGCCGACACTGCCCAGATAGAAGCGGCTAATGATTCTATCACTAGGGCTAAAGCTGTATTCACTGGTCTAGGCAATCAATTAGCTGTTGCTTTTGCTCCTATTATTGAAACCGTAGCAAACCTATTTAGGCAATCCGCTGTAGATTCTGCTGAGTTTGGCAATGTTGGTCAGCGTGTAGCTGATGGTTTAGTTACTGCTTTTGCTAAAGTGCAGGGCGCATTGCATTCAATGTCTATATTTGCAAAGCAAGTTCACTTAGTGTTTTATCAACTTGCTGTTTTTATTGGCAAAGAATTAGTTGATGCTGTTCGCCCTTTTATTGAGCTGTACGATATTCTTGCTAAGAAAATAGGCAAGCCACTAATTGGTGACGGAATAAAAAGTTTTTTTGATGAAGCGATGTTGGGTGTTAAAGAGCTTCAATCTGAAATAGAATTAATGCGACAAAGTAACCCTGCGGAAGGAATTCTTGCGGCTTATGAAGAGATTAAATTAGCTTCTAGGGAAACCGCTGAAATAGTGGCCGCAAATTCACCTGCCGTTATTTTAGCTTCTGAAGGCGCAAAAGTTATAAAGCAGGAAAGCTTTCAAGATAAAATCAAAAAGAAAGCCGCTATTGACTTGGCTAAATTTAATGCTTTAACTCAAGTAGAACAAACACAACAAATAGTTGGAGAACTTGGGAAACAATTTTCTGCATCTTCTAGGCACAGTAAAAAACTATTTGCTGTAAATAAAGCATTTCAGATAGGACAAGCAATAATGAATACCTATGCTGGAGCTTCTAAAGCTTTAGCGGCATACCCACCACCAATTAACTTTTTAATGGCGGCAGGTGTTGTTACTGCGGGACTTGCTCAGGTAGCACAAATAAGGTCGCAGTCTTTTGAAGGAGGTGGTTTTACAGGTGGAGGTTCAAGAACTGGAGGTGTAGACGGCAAAGGCGGTTTTCCTGCAATACTTCACCCTAATGAAACTGTTATTGACCACACTAAAAGCGGTGGCGTTAGCGGTGGCGTTAGCGGTGGCGTTACAATAAACCAAACAATCAATGTCACAACAGGCATACAATCTACTGTTCGCGCTGAGATAGTTCAGCTAATGCCTCAGATCGCACAGGCCGCTAAAGGTGCTGTTGCAGATGCACGATTGCGCGGTGGCAACTTCTCGAAAGCAATGGGGGGCGCATAATGCCTTTAGCTTTTCCAAGTGTTGGAATAAAGAATATGTCTATGCGATTGCGTCGAGTTGTCGCAGTTTCTGAATCTCCTTTTACTTTAGACACTCAGGTATATACTCATCAAGGCGCTAGATGGGAAGCAGAGATCAGTCTGCCGCCATTAAGCCATGCAGAGGCACGATCTGTTGAAGGTTTTATTGTTGGCTTAAAGGGGCGGGAAGGCACGTTTACGTTTGGCAATCCATTGCACACAAGCACAGCATATGTGGCTCTTTCAACATCAGCAACAATTCGATCTGAAACCTTGACCACTACATCAGGAAGCTCTGCTGTTAGTGCAGGAACTTACTTTCAGTTAGGGTCTTATCTGTACTTGATTACATCTGACAAATCTAGTGGAGCAGGAACTTTAAACTTTCAGCCACCATTGCGAGAGGCTATCGCGGCTTTTCAGGTTTGTGACTTTACGCTACCTAAAAGCCTTTGGCGCATGTCTGCTAACGATGTCGGTTGGTCTATTAACGAGGCTAGTATTTACGGCTTCTCGTTTGCTTGCGAGGAGGCATTATGAGCAGAACCCTAACCAGTGGGATGACAGCAGTAACTACCGCTGATGTGGTTCGGCCTGTTTATTTTGTTCGCATGACATTCGACGTTAATATTACAGCGGGTAATTTTATAATAGGACACTTTTACCGCATAGCTAGTATTGGCGGTACTAATTTTACAGCTATCGGAGCAAGTGCAAATACAGTTGGGTTGGATTTTACGGCAACGGGCACAGGTGCTAATAATGGAAATGGCACTGCTAGTGAAAGCCCTAGTCAATTAAATATCTGGAACGGTATCGGTGATCTTGCTTTTGGCGGCAACACCTATACAGGGACAGGCGACCTTCTCTCCATAAGCCAAATAACAGAAACCTCAGACATTTCGGCCACTGGTATCAATGTCAGTTTAACAGGCATTAAAACGTCCTTTATTGCCATTGCTAAAGATCACGAATATCAAGGCAGACCATTGACCGTTTCTCTTGGTGCGTTTGATGCGTCTGGTGATCTTATCGCTGACCCTGTAATCGTATTCTCTGGGTTCATGGATACCATGACAATCTCTGAGTCTGGTGCTTACTCAAGCATAGGCATTTCAGTTGAAAACAAATTAGTGTCGTTTGAGCGCACTAAGGTTAGACGCTACACCGCAGAAGATCAAAAGATAGACCACCCGACAGACAAAGGCTTTGAATACGTGACTGCTATTGTTCAGAAGGAAATTATCTGGGGAAGGCCATCAAACACAGCAGGCGGTGGCGGTGGTAATTCTGGAAATCAAGGTGGCGCTCCAAGAAACTATCATTAGGGGAAAAAATGAAGATCGCGCACGAATGTTTGGCATCCGTCAAAGAAGACATTAAACCGTTAATTGAAAAGCATTGGGAATTGGTTGCTTTAAATCAAGGTGCTATAAAACTAAACCCTGATTGGGAACAATACGCCAAGCTAGACGCGGCAGGAATATTGAGAGTCTTTACCGCCAGAGAAGATGGTGAGTTAGTAGGCTATTGTGTCTTAGTAGTGAGTAGATCAATGCACTATAAAGACCATGTTTTTGCCAATAACGATGTTGTTTTCGTATTACCTGACAGCAGGGCGGGCGCAACAGGATATAAGCTGTTAAACTATGCTCAAGAACATTGCGCGGAAAATGGCATTTCTTGCTTGAATATAAATACTAAAGTTCACATTCCTTTCGATAGCCTCTTGATTGGAATGGGTTTTACTTTAATTGAACGCATTTACTCTAAATGTTTTAAGGATTAAAAATGGCTTTTGCATTATTAGCAGGATTAGCATCAGCAGCAGGTCATGCGTTAGCAATAAGTGCTTTTACTTTTTCATGGGCTGCATTTGCTATTGGTGCAGGTTTATCGCTAGTCTCTCGCGCATTAATGCCAAAGCCCGATATTGGCACTCAGATGGGCGGTCAATCCGTTACCACAAGAGAGGCCGCGCAGAGTAGAAAGATTGTCTATGGTCGCGCCCGTATTGGTGGCAACATTGTTTACCTTGAATCAACTGGTTCAGATAACAAATACCTATGGTTGGTAATAGCTGTTGCAGGGCATGAGATTGATGCCTATGAAAGCGTCTGGTTTAACGATGACAAGATATGGGACGGCACTAACTACCTAAATAACTGGGATAATGTTGTTAATATATCTTTTTATAAAGGCGATCAAACAGCGGCAGATTCTGCATTAGTCAGCGCGTCAAACTCCAAGTGGACGGCTGATCACAAGCTACTTGATACAGCTTACATGGTTGTCAAGCTAACGCATGACCCAGAGAAGTTTTCTAGTGGACTGCCTAACATATCAACCATTATTCGCGGCAAGAAAGTACTAGACCCAAGCAACAATTCAACCGCATGGTCACAAAACCCTGCTTTATGTATTTACGATTATCTGCGTGACACTAAATATGGGTTAAGCGAAACCGTTGCCAACATTCTTACTTCTTCTGTAACCACAGCGAAGGGCGTTTGTGATGAAGCAATTACCTTGTCAGCGGGTGGGACTCAGCCCCGATACACTATCGACGGTGTGGTAGATACATCTAACTCTATCAAGGCAAACATCGAAACAATGATTGGCTCTATGGCGGGTCGGTTAGTCTACTCTGGCGGCAAGTTTGAAGTCCACGCGGGAGAGTACATAGCCCCATCAATTACCGTGGATGAATCACAAGTTATTGGCGAGATTACCGTACAGACTAAACAGTCAAGACGCAATGCGTTTAATGGCGTGAAAGGCGTATTTCTCTCTGAAGAAGATAACTACATCCTAGCTGATTACCCTGCGCAAATTTCATCGGCTTATGCGGTGCAAGATGGCGACCCTATTTATCTTGATATGGCGCTTCCATATACCTCAAACAATATCCGCGCTCAGAGGCTTGCTAAACTGGCTCTGTTCCGTTCTAGGCAGCAAGAAGCCATAACCATACCCTGCAATCTAAGTGCGCTTAGATTTAAAATAGGGGACAACATTAGCGTCACCAATACGCGTCTTGGATACAGCGGGAAGGTGTTTGAGGTGGTTGGTTATGCGATGGACTTTAGTTCAGATGGCCGAATTGTTGTTAATGTTGATGCTATTGAGACAGCCTCATCTATCTGGGATTGGCAAGCATCTGATGAAGAAGTATTCTTAGGTGCAGGAGAAGTTGAGCTTTATAACGGCTCAGTTGCTATTGCTCCGACAAGCATAAACGTTACAAGCGATTCTTTTTTGAGTGAAGATGGCACATTTAATTCACAGTTCAACGTAACGTGGACTGATGCAGACGATGCGTTTACCGATCATTATGTGGTTGAATGGAAGCTATCAAGCGCCTCTGATTATTTTTCTCAACAAACAAAAAACTCACCGTTTATCGTTGTAAATTTGCAAAGCAGTCAGACATATAATGTACGAGTAAAGGCTGTAAATGAGTTAGGCGTTTCAAGCACGTATATAACATCAGCGCCAACAGCGGCGATTGATACAACTGCTCCATCATTGCCTACATCGATAACAGCGACAGCAGGGCTTAAGTCTATCAGTTTGTCTTATACTAACCCTGCCGAAAAAGACTTTAACAACGTCGAAATCTTCCGCTCTTTATCATCTGGCGGGACATATGCAGAAGTGTCCAATGTCGCGGGAGGCTTTGGCGCAAAGGCTGAACATCTTGACGGTGGGCTTGACGATGAAACAGAGTATTTTTATAAATTAAAATCTGTTGACTTAACAGGCAATAAAACCTCAGACGCAGACTTTAACGCACAGACAGCAGTTTCAGCTACGACCTTAGCAGTAGGCGCAGGAGACGTAGTAACAACCACTAGAATCACTAGCAGTTCAAGCACTGCCGCACCATCAGATACAGTGTTTTCTGACTTTGTTGGCAGAGACCCTATTGATGGGGATATTGTTTACATCACTAATACATCAGTTACGCCAAACGCACAAAAGGCGTATGAGCGAATTAGCGGTGCTTGGGTCGAGCAAACCAACCTAATATCTGGCGATGTTATTGAAGATCAGTCAATCAGCAGTGACAACCTTTCTAGCAACTCTGTTTCACCGTCGAAGATAATTGCTCACGCTACCTCTCTGGTAAACCCAGTATCCGCATCTGGCAATGTTTATAGATACGGTGGATATGATGACGCAGGTAATATTGTTAATGCTATTCCATCAGGAATTGCAGTCTCGTTTAATAGTTCAGAGAAAGCATTATCTATTGCTAACGCACAAAACAGTTCGGTGAGAACAGACAGTTTTCCTATTGATAGTAATTCAGTCTATAAAATAAAACTACAGATTAAAAAAACCACAACTGGTGGCGCATGGTTTGTCGGAGCAAATCAATATACATCGTTCACAAATGGCGCAACCTCTGGAAGCAATGGATCAACTTCTCAGATTTTTGGGCGATGGGATATTAACAGAAACACTCAGCAAGGCGCGGCCAATGTGTATTTTGCTTGGAAATCAAGCGTTACAGATACTAATTACGATGAGATAGTTTGTTTCTTTCTAGGCTCAGATGTTGATATAAATGAAGTGCCAAATCATTTAATTCCCTCAGACGTAAACGCAGGGCCATATATCCAATTTCATAGCGGGTCTACTCATGGCGGCCTACGAATATTGAACTGGGAAAATGGTTCAACTAACAGAACGTTAATTGTAAAAAACATTACTGTTCAAAGAATGACAGCAAATTCTATTGTTGCTGAGAACATTGAAACCACTAACCTTGCGGCTATTACAGCCGACTTGGGTGCAGTAACAGCGGGTTCATTGAGTAATTCGACAAACTCACCCACGGCAGGGTCTGCTCCTACAGGGGCACAATCTGGTACTGCTATAAACTTAGCGTCGGGGTCTTTTACGTTTGGTAATGCTAGTTCGTTTCTGTATTTCAACACAAACGACGGACTAATTCAGGGCGGCCTGACACCATTTAATGATACTGTTGAAATATACTATCAAGGTTCGTCTGCTCCGTCATCGCCCAGTGATTCTTCAATGACTTACTCAACGACAGGCGCGTATTCTTTTGCTACAAACCCGCCAACTGGATGGACGTTAGGAATACCAAGCACTACTGACAATATATATGTTGTGCAAGCAGACATTGCTAGAATCGGTGCAGGGGCTGTTACTGCTTCTTGGGGGCCAGTTAGTTTACTAAGGGCCGCAACTGTTACAGGTACATCATTGGCAACCTCTCCGTCATCAATAACTTTTTTCTATGCTAACAGCAACTCAACTAGTCCGAACAGTTACACCAACACCTATACGGTAACTGCGTCAGGGGCTTACAGTCATGCGATGGTTATTAATGCAGGGCCAGAGTCTGGTACATGGAGTTCCCTTAATTCTGGTTCTGTTACTCCAAACGAACAAAGCGGAGATACAGGTCAATTTACAATAGGGTCTGTAACTTACCAAGTTACTCCGTTTAACAAAATATGGTCTTGGACTGTTACGCACACTTCATCTGGTGCAATAGTTAGTCAATCTACAAGATCACTAAACCCATCAAATTTATAAACTATTAGCCAAGCAAACTATAACTGCTTATTACTTTTTATACACAGAGGTTTAAAATGATATTTGAGATTGTAAAAAAAGATACTGCTCCACAAGTTCAAGCGACAATAACCAAGTCACATGATGGTTCTGTTGTTGATCTTACAGGCGCAACTGTAATGCTTAAATTCAGGGCAAAAGGCTCCACTACCACGCTGTTCACTCTAAATGGATTTAATGTTCCAACAACTAACTTTGCTAAGGGCATTGTTTTGTTTTTGTTTGGTTCTAATAATCTCGATATTGATGCAGGTTATTACGAAGGCGAAGTGGAAATAACCTATGACAACGGCACTATTGACACAGTTTATGAAGTTTTAAATTTTAAATTAAGGGCAGATTTTTAAATGGCAAAAGGTAAAGTAATTTTTCAAAAAGCAATGATGAAAGTTCGGCTCGGTGTTTTTATAATTGTTGCTTTCTATCAAAAAGTTTTTACAGATTCCTCATTAGTTACTGACCTTGCTTCTAAATTATTATCGACACTTAAATATGATCAATCAGCCGTTCAAGATCAGTTAAATATTGGTACAGAAAAGCAATTATCTGATGCGGGTGACATTTCTGATAATGCAGTTTTTCAAACGATAAAAGAGTTAAGCAATTTCGGTGATGTTAGTGAACTGCACTCTTTAGTTATTGGTCTTTCAAAGGAAGAATTACCCCTAATTAATGAGTTTCTTTCTTTTGCCTTAAACGCTGTACAAGAAGATAGCTCCAATTTTACAGATGCATTGCAGATTGCTTTTAACTTTGGTCGCTTTTTGGCTGACAGCGGGCAAGTGTCTGACTCACAACTTTTGACACTCAATAAACTTTTGCAAGATGCGTCAAGCGCGGTGGATGTCTTTAACTATGTAGCCGTATTTTTACGATCTTTGTCCGATAATGCACTCGTTCAAGATGTTTCACAGATTCAATACCAAACAACTAAAAATGATCTTGCTAGTTTTGTTGACTCTGTTGTTATTTTGCTTTTTCAAGGTATTTATTTATCAGATAGTGCGCAAATAATTGATGTGTTACAATGTCAAACAAGCATTGACAAAAATGAAATTGCAACTTTATTAGATCAAATTAATAATAAAGATATAAGCAAGATAATTTCTGAACAGCTATACGGCACTGATGACTTTGATGGTGCGTCTTCTGTTGACGACGATCAAAACATGGAGTTTATTAAATCCAAAACAGATCTTGGATTTATTAATGAATCCATTGTAAACTTAGTCGTTAAAGCGGCAACGGACACGACTTCTGCAAATGATTCTGGGTTTTTGACAACGCAGAATTATGCTTCAGAAGATTATTTTTTAGAAGAATACTGCGGCTTTGTCCGTAATTTTTAACTTTTTAAAGAGGCTATTATGATTAAAGATAAATTAAAACTACGCGGTGATGTTTCTATCGTTTTGAAATCTTCCGACGGTAGCGTGAGAGATTCACGCGCGATTAAAAACCTAGTTGTTAATGATGGATTAAATTTCATTGTCAGCAGAATGAAAGATACCACCCAAGGCGCGATGTCTCACATGGCAGTCGGCTCAAGCACAACTGCCGCGGCCGCAGGACAGACTGACTTAGTATCTATTCTAGGTTCTAGAGAAGCGTTAGACAGCACTAGCGTTTCAACGAACACTGTTACTTACGTTTCCTCGTTTGAGGCGGGAGAAGGCACAGGAGGAGTTACAGAGGCAGGAATATTTAATGCGTCTACTTCTGGCGATATGTTGTGCCGTACCGTTTTTGATGTGGTCAATAAGCAGGCCACGGATTCAATGACTATCACTTGGACCATTACACTTACCGCATCTTAATTAGAAGGGGCTACCGATGTCTACTATCGTAACAAGGGCAGGCAAAGGCTCGCCCCTTACTAACAACGAAATTGACAGTAATTTCAGCAATTTGAACACAGATAAGGCCGAGCTATCTGGTGCGGCTTTCACTGGCGCTATAACTACAAACTCAACCGTTGATGGTCGTGATATTGCTACTGACGGCACTAAACTTGACGACATAGAGGCTAGTGCAGACGTAACAGATACTGATAACGTGACAAGTTCTGGAGCTTTGATGGACAGTGAGGTTGCTAACCTTGCTCAAGTAAAAGCATTTGATTCCTCAGACTATGCAACAGCCGCACAAGGCACAACTGCTGACGCGGCACTTCCTAAATCTGGCGGGACGATGACAGGTGCGCTAGTGTTAAACAACAATGGCTCTGTCAAAGTGTCAGCAGGGACTACAGCACAGCGTGAATCTTCACCGTCAGCAGGTATGTTTAGATTTAATTCTACTGAAGGGAAGTTTGAAGGTTATTCAACCGAGTGGGGAGAGCTTGGCGGCGGTGGCGCGTTTAACGACTTTGCAGTCAAGACTGCTGACTACACAGCTGTTAGCAAAGATCAAATCATTGTGAACTCTGGAAGTGCAGTCACTATTACATTGCCTGCAAGTCCAAGCGCAGGAAACATAGTATTTATAGAAAACGCTGGAGCAGGCACAGTGACTGTTGCTCGAAACGGATCAAATATTAATTCAACAGCGGATAATGGTGAACTGGCAACTGATGCAGGTGCAACTCTTGTGTACGTTGATTCAACAATAGGATGGAGGGAGTTATAAATGGCTATTAAATTAGGCGGAGGCGGGGGCGGAGCTAACATCCCGTATAAAGGTTCAACAGCAGAGGTAGCTTATTCACCAGTAATTGAAGGCTCATATTACAAACTCAATACAAGCGGAAAATTAATTGCTGATACGCCTGTAATAGCTAAGACTTCACAAATAGACCAAAATGTTTTGAGTCAAACAAATAATGGCACTACAGGTAGTAAGGATGCTATCCCTTTTGATAATGGTGCTAAATTTGAAGGGCTAATGCCGAATGGAAATATTTTATACCTATTTAGTAGATATCAAAATAACACCTATCAGTCCATTGATTATGTTGTTGTTGACTCAGGAGGGTCTCAACTGTCTTATGTGGTGGGTATTCCTGCAGATAATACGTATATGGTTTCACCTAAATACCGACTAGAGTATCAAGGTGAAGATAGTACTTATTACATATTTACCGCGTTTACATATGGCTCTAACTCGAACATTTCCTACGGGACATCGAGAGGGTACACTGTAAAGGTAAGAAAATCTGATAATGCTATAACAAGAACTGCCAACAGCGATTTAGTTTACACCTTTAACAGTACAACCAAAAATTATGCTGTCCGCGTATATGGTGGCGAATTAACTTTTGCGCGAGACAAGTCGATATATTGTGCGGTTGCAATAAATACAGTAGCGTCTTCTTCAAGTATGACTTTAGAACTAACAACAGGGACAGTCAACAGCGCATACGCCCAATCAAATGTAGGCACAACTGCTATTGCTAGTGTTTATAAGAGTACGAATATTCAATTAATAAAATATGATGATTCAAGTGCTAATTTCTTGTTGGCTTATCAAACTGCTACAGGCAATAGCACTACAGGATATGTAGTTAAAAAGGTTTTAGTTGCCGCTGATGGCACACATACAGTCACAGATATTACACCTTCTGGGTTCTCGCAAGGCACTGGAGCTTCTCAGATACGTAGCGACTATGTTCGGTTTTTAAAGTCTGAACAGACTGGTAAATATCTTTTGTCAGCGATTACAGGTTACACCGAAGCAAGATACTACAAAGTATCGTATGACGGTTCGTCTTTAACATTAGGCTCTTTGCAAAAATATAATACAACTGGAGATTATTTATTTAGAGGTACTGCTGTTAACTTTCATAATGGCAACTATAGCAATTCGTTTCTTTACAGATATGCAGAAGATAAACTGTACGTAGGTTCTCGCGCTACTCGCAGTGAGTGGTCGAACTATCAAAAAGGAGCAGTCTGGACTTTAGGCTCTGGAAATGTTCAGGGAACAGCCGTAAAAACAGACGCTTTTGATTCGTTCTCAACCGAAAGCTCTACTACTGGCAGTATAATATCTATAAACTCTGACGGGCTTATTACTGAAAGAATCAGCCTCGCTGACTCCTACGTAGTGGGCCTGACCAGTCAGGTTTGGGATGTTTCTTCTAAAACGCAAGATAAAATAGCTTATGTGCGTCAGTCTGGAGCAGTGGGCGCTACAGTAAATATTTCCTTAATTGAAGGCGTAACATCAAGCGAAACATTGCCTTCGGAATATTGGTTCAACAAAGAAGATATGTATTATGAGTATAGTAATGCAGTAGTTAATCCTCCTGCCTTTAGCTATTTCAAACCAGTAGCTTATTTATTTTCTACAATTACTCACGGTACAATAAATGCCGTAGTTTTAGGACAAGATGCGTTCACCGTAACTGCCCCAGCAGGCCAGTATTTAAAGATAGAATCTTATTATGGAAGTAGTGCACGGAAAGTGGGACTCAAAATTGATGGGACTATTTTTGCTGAATACACTGGTGCGTCTAATACTGTAGGCGCTATTTCTACTCAGAAAACTATTCTGAATGGCAATTCTTCAGGAGGGCCATCAATGTCCGCACCAATAGTTTGCAAAGAATTTAGTATTTATAGAACTGATCAAAACTCTACATCATCAGCCTCTTTTTATATTAGCTATTCGATAGGAGAACCCGCATGATTATTACACAATCTTTAGTTGATGGCGTTTGGGTTACTCAAGAGCCAACAGACGGACAAGCGTACAGAAAGTTATTAGATGGCTTTGCGTTTGAAACAAGTACATATTTTAGCGTACCTGTCGAGGACGAAGCTCGTATGTGGCGCGACGATGAACTAGACGCTACTGACAAAGCCGCACAAACGCCTGACTGGCCTAATCGCGACAACATCCTAGCATACAGGATTGCATTGCGTGATTGGCCTAGCACTGAAGACTTCCCAGACACTCGCCCAGAATTAGGAGAATAAAATGGCTTTAACAAAAGCAAGAAATAGAATGATTGAAGGCGCAAGCATTAATGTACTGGACTATGGTGCAGTAGGTGATGGCGTGACTGATGATACTGTAGCAGTTCAAGCGGCTATTACTGCAAGCAATGGAACACCTGTTGTCTTTAATGCAGGTAAAACTTTCTTGTGTGACACTCTGACTGTTAGTTCAGATGATCATCTTATAATCAACGGAACTATCAAAGCATCTCTTAGCGTTACTGCTACGCCTCTGATTACTGGAGCAAACGTAAGCAATGTAATCATTGGAGGTACTGGGCGTTTAGAGGGGCAATACAATATTGCTGTTGGCTATCAAGGCCGTAGTGCTACAGAGCCTACAACTAGAACTGATAGCTCTGCTTTACAGGTTGGCGATACGTTTTATGATACTGCTGTCGGTCAATTCAAACAATACTCTGGTTCATCATGGTCTATTATAACGGCTTACAGAGCAGGCATTAAGTTAGACAAGTCTGTAGATTGTAGAGTAGAAAATCTTACTATCGAGAACTTTATCTTAACAGCGGAGCCCGGAAATTGGGGCGCTGGCGTTTGGTTTGAGGGTGACCCAGATGGTACTTTAGCTACTGATTCATTAAGGAATGTCTGCATTAATGTTAAGGCTAATTACAACATTGGCTGTGGTATTGCTGTACGTGCTAACGTTGGCTCGTCTACTGAAAGATGCTTTACCAAAGGAAATGTTTGGGGTTCGGGGATTGCTTCTACAAGAGGCTTACAGTTTTCGTCAATCAATGACACTTTAGAGAGCAACGAGTTCACTAACCTTACTGTGAACTGTGAGGAATCGCAAATATTCTACCCAACCTCTAGGCTGTCTGGGTACGCTGGAATCAATATTGGGCATGATAACGCTGACGGTAGTGATAACTCGAATGCCTCTCGCACACTTATGGTAGGAGGTGTTAGTGAAAACAATAACTTTGAAGGCGTATCAAGTGCAGGGTCAGATGATGTAACAATCATAGGGACTTTAATATCTGGTAATGGGGAAAACGTAGCTTTTTCAGGGTCTAGATATGGTTTATCAGTTTTATCAGATGGAAACAGACTCCACCTAATTGGTTTAAAAATTACAGGTTCTTTTAACGCTGGTATTTTCTTAGGAAGCGGAGTAGGCCACAGGATAGAATCTTGCAAGATATACAAAAATAAAGGCGTAGGTCTATTCGCAGATGTCCCAGACATCCATGTTTCTGATTGTGAGATTTATGACAACAATGTTGACGGCATAACTCAAAGGGCTGGGATACAGCTAAGAGAAGGCAACAGCGTCATTACAGACACTAAGATATATGACACTACT